GTCTAAGGAGGACTATAATTATGGCAAACCAAGACGCACCTTTTGGGTTCAGACCCACAAGGCACTTAACAGGTGGAGAAGTTCGTACCAACGAATACGCGATTGCGGCTAACTTTGGCACTTCTATTTACACTAACCAACCAGTGGTCGGTGTAACAGCAGGTGGCATTCAGCACGCAATTGATACTTCAACAGGTACAGTTGGACTAATCCTTGGCACCTTTGGTGGTTGTTTCTATACAGATCCAACTACTTCTAAGCCAACATACAGTGCACATTATCCAGCGAGCACAAACGCTTCTGATATTGTTGCATATGTATATGACGATCCAATGATCGTCTTTGAAGCTCAACACGACGGAACTGGCACAGCAGCTATGAATTTCGGCGGATTTGATTATGTAGGCTTGACTGGAGACGACACAAGCGGACTATCAAAAGCTGAACTTGATACCTCAACTGTGACAACTTCTGGAAACTTCCAACAATTAGGAATTTCCAAAGATCCAGAAAATAGCGACACATCTGCTGCAAACGCAAATGCATATGTAATCGTTAATGGTACTGAGCATCAACTCAACTCAGCAACAACTTTAGGTTAATAGGAGGATTTAAACTATGGCTATTAATAGATCACAACTTGCTAAAGAGTTGGAACCTGGTTTGAATGCACTATTCGGACTAGAGTACGCACAATACGAGAACCAACATGCTGAGATTTACGACACAGAGACCTCTGACAGAGCTTTTGAAGAAGAAGTAATGTTATCTGGTTTCGGAGCTGCATCAGTTAAACCTGAAGGAACAGGCGTTAACTTTGACAACTCACGTGAATCTTTTACAGCACGTTACTCTCATGAAACTGTAGCTTTGGCTTTCCAGATTACTGAAGAAGCTGTAGAGGACAACCTTTACGACAAGATCAGTACTCGTTATACGAAAGCTCTAGCACGTTCTATGGCACACACTAAACAAGTAAAAGCTGCGAACGTCTTGAACAACGGCTTTGATTCAAGCTTCACAGGTGGTGATGGTAAGGAGCTTTTTGCTACTGACCACCCTACTACTTCTGGAAACCAAAAGAACGAGCTATCTACTGCTGCAGACCTTAACGAGACATCTTTGGAACAAGCGATTATCGACATTCACGCTTTCCTAGATGACAGAGGTTTGAAAGTTGCTGCAAAACCAAGAAAGTTGATTATCCCTTCAGCTCTACAATTTACAGCTGAAAGACTACTAGCATCTGGAAACAGAGTAGCTACTGCGGATAACGACATCAATGCAGTAAGAAGCATGGGAATGATGCCTGAAGGTTATACAGTTAATAACTACTTAACTGATACAGATGCATTCTTCATTAAGACGGATGTACCTAACGGCATGAAACACTTTCAAAGAGCTCCTGTGGCTACGTCCATGGAAGGTGACTTTGAAACTGGTAACGTTAAATACAAAGCTAGGGAAAGATATAGCTTCGGCTTCTCTGACTGGCGTGGTATTTTCGGTTCACCTGGTGCTTAATTCTTAAGCAAAGAACACTTTAAAGGGCGGCTTCGGCCGCCCTTTTTATTTGCAAACCCCTATCTAAAAGCGTATATTATAAGCACTGCACATTTTTAAAACAGTTAACGTGGACTCGTGCAGTAGACAAAGTCTCGGACTGCGTTAACAGAAACGGAGACACATATGGCTAGTTCAACTTTTTCAGGTCCGTTGAGATCTGAAAGCACAGTTAAAACTGTTAGTAAGAATTCCTCTACAGGAGTGATTACTGAAATTATAACTATGGGTGACGCACCTACAGCATTAGGTGATGAAGATAAAACTCTTGATGCCGCAACACACAGCGGTAGAACACTTGTAGTTCCTGCACTATCAGCTAATAGAACAATAACTTTACCAGCACCAGTCGCTGGTCAAACTTATAAACTAATCTATGGCGGCGCTGCAGAGGAAGCAGAAAACCTAATTATCGTAACACCTGGAAACAGTAATTTCTTCCTAGGTGGTATCGTACACTTAGATTCTAATGCAGATAACGCATCTGTTTACTCTGATGGAAACTCTAACTCAAAGTTAACTCTTACAGACTTCGGTGTGTTTGAGATTAACATAGTGGCTAAAGATAGTACTAATTACTATATTTGGGGTTACCAAGAAGGTGCAGATGCACCTGCATTCGCAGACCAATAATAACTAATGTGGGCCTTCGGGCCCACACGTTCTTGATTAAGGAGGGAACATGGCAGACACAGTAACAGGACCAACAATCCTACAACAAAACGACAAACGAGTTACAATTAAAATAGTTGTACAATCTGATGGAACAGGTGGCACAACTGTATTTGGTGATGTATCAGCTCTTGCAGCTGATGAACATGGTAATTCTGTTAGCACTTTATCTCTACAAAGAATATGGTGGTCGTGTGCAAACGGCGATGGCGGTGACGCTTTTGCTCGTTTAGATTATGAAGATTCAGATGGAGATATTCCGATCATAACTTTAATTGATTCTGGCTATTGGGACTTTAGAGAGTTTGGTGGTATACCAGCAAACACTAGTTCTAACTCTAACGAAAACGACGTAAACTTCGTTGTGGCAGCAGCAGCTGACTCTGGCAATTCATTTACTTGCATAGCAGAATTTCTTAAGAACTACTAAGGAGTAAAATATGGCTGTATCGGGATCTACAGATTTTAATCTGGAAGCCGCAGAGGTTATTCAGGAAGCTTACGAAAGATGTGGTTTACAAGAAATTAGTGGTAAAGACCTGCGTTCAGCAGTGCGCACCATGAATGTTCTTATGTCTGAGTGGGCAAACAGAGGATTAAATCTGTGGACGGTAACTCTTGGAACACAGTCAACTACAGCTAGTGATAGCGATTATGATTTGGATACAAACATAATTGACATACTAGAAGTTAATTTAAGAGATGCTAATAATCTGGACACCACGTTGACTAGAATTAGTAGAGCAGATTATCACATGCTTCCTAATAAATCATCGGAGGGAAAACCATCACAGTTTTATTTTGAACGAACAACAACTCCTACTTTGTTTTTATATCCAACGCCTGACTTATCAACGTACAGCGTAAGATATTATTTTTTAAAGAGATTAGATGATATTGATGTTCCGTCGGACAATGCAAACGTACCATTTAGATTTTTACCTTGTCTGACAGCAGGAATGGCTTATTATCTGGCGATGAAAAAAGCCCCTGATAAAGTCGCTTTATTAAAAGCTGTTTACGATGAAGAATTTAAAAGAGCGATGGATGAAGACAGAGACAGAGCTAGTTTTAGCGCTGTTCCTGGTAGGTCTTATTTCAATAATTATTAACCAGGAGGTTATATGGATAAGTTAAAAGCAATCAAAGACTGGGTAATGGCACTCGATAAAAAGAAAAAAATAGCTATTGCAGCAGTCGTTGTAATTATAATTATCGCAATAATAGCGTAATGGAACCAAGAGCAAGCACAGACTATATTGTTATCCATTGCTCGGCTACCAAGCCGAGCATGGATGTTGACGCTGAAACAATTAGAAACTGGCATGTTAATGAAAGAGGATGGCGTGATATCGGATATCACAAAGTCATAAAAAGAAATGGAGATGTAGAAGATGGTCGCGATGTTCGTGATTCTGGCGCACACGCAGCAGGATACAATTCTAAGAGTGTTGGTGTGTGCATGGTGGGTGGAATGGCTGAAGATAATTCTGCTGAAAATAATTTTACTCCACACCAGTGGGTAGCATTGATTATAGAGATTAAAAAATTATCTGAAATGTATCCGGATGCAAAGATTATCGGACACAATGAGATAAGTGAAAAAGAATGCCCATCGTTTGATGTGCAAAAATGGAAGGCGGAAAACTTATGATATTAGACGTTGTAAAACTAGCAATCGGCGCTGGCACACACATAATGACAAACAGACAGAAGCGCAAAATGCTTGAGTCAGATGCTGCTATGTTGCATGCACAAAAAATGGCTAATGGTGAAGTCG